TAATGCGACACGTATGCTCATGTTCTCATTCTTTCTCATATAAATACCTTTCTGCCGTCATCATAACTTGTTAAAAAAGAAATTGCAAGTGCAATATGTTATAAATGTGAAAAATTTTGTGTGTGCATAGTAAGTACATCGAAATACATACATACACTGGGATTGGGGCGAGGTCGGGCTCTCCTTATATAGGTATAGCATACCCCTAACACTTGTCGCACCTTAACAACAGCTCTTAATTACCAATTATTGAGAGTTACCATTTATTTGTCGACAATTTTTGGTACTACATACCATACATGTGTGATACCAAGGCAAAATCAATGATTATTATTTGGTATAGCATATGCATGTGTGATAGTAAGTGAAAAGGAAGTTTAAAAAATGAAAAATGAGCATACGTGTCGCATTAAATGGATTTATTTTGCAACACAATTATGAAAATGAGGGGATAAATCACGCTGTGACACCATATGTAAATGAGGAGCATATTTTCTTGTCTAAAGATGATTTAATGTTAAAATTGGGTGAATTAATTAATTAATTAACTAACTGAAAGGTTACACATGAATGTTTTTTCCCAAGTAGTTGAGACCGCTACTGATCCGTCAATGCTTGACGCTATCCCTTTTGGTTGGTGGAAGTGGATCCTAATTGGCCTCACTGTCATCAAGATCGCTGATGTTGTTGTCAAACTCACACCAAACAAAACCGATGACAAGATCCTCAAGTTCCTCAAACCAATTGCAAACTTGCTTTCCCTTAATGTCCCTGATATTGATGAAGTTAAGAAGAAAGAAAAGAAGTAAGTGAGATTTCTATGGAAGACACCGTATCGGTACAATATTTTTAATCTATTTAGCTGCAAGGGGTTCTGGCTTGGATTTAGCTGGATTCATTGCAACGGAGAAACAAATAAGCACTCGGCTATGTTTGCAAGCTACCACCACCCAAAATCAACAACATGGCGATGGTCCTTAGCTTGGACAAAGCCGAAACACGTTTTTCGTCCAAATAGAAGCAAATGGGTATGGATTTCACATAAATCTAATTCCAGTGGATTTAGAATAGTAGGTGTACCATTTCTAGGAGAACTTTCATTAGATACTCAGGACCACATGTTCTTGGAAGTAGGCAAATAAATGGGATGGCTTAAAGCCATCTCAGGTCTCTTTGATATCATCAACACTGTCTTCACGATGATGAGGGAAAAGGAACTCAGACAGCAGGGTTATCGCAAAGCCAAAGAAGAAATTCAGAAGAGGAAGGAACAGAACCGTGAGATTGCTAAAAAAATTGACAATACTCCTGATGTTGACAAGCCTTGGAACGGCCTGTAGCCCGGAGGTAATCGCAGTCCCCGACCTTGATTGGTATACACCAGTGAAATTCTCTCTCCAGACTAAAGCCTGGTTCGAGAATTCCCGGCCTCCGGCGTATGTCGTTAAAGACCTTAATGTCATCCTTAAAAACAACAACAAATACAAAGCCCTAAAAGAAAACGGAAACTGATGAGTGATGATTTCATAGAGACTTCAATTTGTGGTGAACTTGGACCAAATAAAACATATCATTTTAAACAAAATGACTGGGAGGAAACCGCTACGCTTTTATCTAGAGCCCATAGGTTGCTAGAATGTTTCGTTAGAGGTGGAGTTGATTTCAGAGGTATTCCCGTATTCATCGTAAGAGATTCTATGGAATTCATTAAAGAGTATGATGAAAAATTTTTAAAAGAAAGCGTAGAAAATGAATAGTGAATTAAAGGTAGAAGTAGATTGTGTTTTTTTACACAATTTAGTACATAAGTTACATGTATTTGGGTATTGTTTAACTGATTTAGAGCATAATTCTATGGCAGAGCAACTTTCTGTAACAGCTCAATCAGTTTCACATTTGATACCTGTAGATTTTTATGAAATAGATGAGGTTACGTAATGCCTAAAGAAATTCAACTACTTTTATTTCCAGAACATGCTTGGCACTGTGGTATTTTCATTATGGCAGGTCCTGGTGAGTGTGATTGCGACATGCCAATGTATGAAGAAATTAGGAATTAATGGATAAATCCCAGGCCATAAGAATAGTAAAAAGGGAATTACCGAGGTACAAGAAAATTTTAAACCTTCCTCATTGGGTATTTTCTTTTGAGTATTCATGGATTGGTGATTCAGATGACATGATTTATGGCCAGTGTATAGCTGAACCAGATTACAATTCTGCATTAATAACCATTAATGTTCAGCTTATTGAAGATGAGGAAAGTCTGTGTCGTACTATCCGTCATGAAATGTTGCACGTGCTTCATTCAGCATTTGAAGTTTACAGGAAAGCGGTAGCTAAAATCTTAACCAACTCAGAATTCAATGCCCTTGATGTATTATGGGGTTCATGTGCTGAAAGTACCGTGAAACAACTTGAATTCTCCATGGGTGGTATGGGAATCCCTGTTATTAAGGAAAAACCCAAGAAGAAAAAACGAAAGCATAGAAAATGACAACTAAATGCCCAAGTTGTAAAGCAAAGTGTATTATAAAAATAAGGCAATATAGTGTTATATGTTACAAAAAATATTACGCTAAATACGAGTGCCTTTATTGTGAGAACATATGGGAAAACCGTAAAGAAAGATATTCAAAGATTTGATAGCGCAGTACGAGGGAACGTACAACGGAATTTAAGGCTTATACGGATGGCCTTTTAAAGAAGTGTGGATTACTCTAACCGCTAATATTAGGGCTACACACATAGCCAGTGTCGAATCTGGCCGCTATTTTTTTAGAACCCAGTGGGCGGCCTAAGCCAAGGGTGAAGGAGTATATCCGTCCCACTTGGTTCCTTGACCCCAACCACCGTCAGAGGGTATAATCCCAGTTCTATGTGATATGTGGTTTTTGCCGAATCCCTGTTTCTACGCGGGGATTCGGTTTTCTACTCGACTTGACTTTTACATACTACATGTGTAATATATAAACTCATGGACGAGACTGACTTAGCTGTTGTTGACCCAATACTTCCTTCTGAGCAAGTATTGATTGATTTGATGGCTGATGGGTATTCCTTCCCAGAAGCAGCTCTCCAGGCTTTCCCATTTAAGGACGATCCGATAGCTTTCGCTAATTTTCGCTTAAAAAAGAGGGAACTCTATCGTGCTGCTGTAATTGCCTACAGTGATAAGAAGTTCTCTGATTTCGAGATGGTCGACACTTATTCCACTATTCTCAATGATTCCGATTCCGATTCTCACACCAAACTCAAGGCTCTCAAGGATTACCACATTTTCAAGGAATCGTTTACACATGAGCAAAAACAAGTTTCAGTCTCCATTGGCGATGGTTCTACAACTATCAATCAAAAAATTATTCAGCAGTTCTTTGAAAATCCCTCACCTTCTGGTATAATTCCTCCCGTATTAATACCAAAGGAGCATATATATGCCAAAACATCCGAATCCAATGCAAAGGGGAAAGACACCAGACAACTCAGTGATGAAGAATGTGAAGGGGATGTCAGGAAGCCCAGTAGGACCGACCCAGAATAATGGGCGTTCAAGGACTGGCAGAGGTGTCCAAAACAGGCCCTTTAAATAAAGATCAATTAGGGGGGGCTCTCAATAGGGAGTACCCTCATTTAATAGGACTTAACAAGAACTCTGATGTTCTCCTAGAAAATAACACACAAAACATAATAGACTTTCTCACACCACTTGGTTTTCCAGAGGTCCCAAAAGGAATTAATTTCCCCACATTCTTAGAGATTGTTGGTAAATGGTTTCTTCTTCCCCAGAATTTCTACTATTTCTCAGCAATTGTCCTCAAGCGTGATCTTGAACCAGACCCTCATATGGAGATGTGTTCCATTGCTTATACGTACCTGATGGATTTTGAGAGATATTGGTTTGAAAAATACATCCCGCCTCCTGGTGACCCTCTTCATTCCCTTAACCTTATGCCCCGTGGATCCTACAAATCAACTGTTCTAGATCAAGCCCTTGGGGTTTTTATGGGTATTCGCTACCCCAATGTCCGAATTCTCATTGATTCCGAGACTGTCACTAAAGCCGAGACTTTTATGGCAGATATCAAGTCTCACTTTGAGTCAAACCCAATTGTTATCCGGCTTTACGGTGATTTGGTATCAGACAAAGATTGGAATAATTCCATAGCACTTCTCAATAACAGGACAAAACAGGGTATTCGGGAAGCCACATTTATGACATGTGGTGTTGGAAAGTCCATGCCGGGTATGCATTATGATTCGATATTTGGGGATGACTACGTTTCTGACCAAAATACAGGTACTTTTGAGCAACAGCAAAAGGTTCTCAAACACATCAGGCAAGCCAAGTCGCTCTTGGACCCCGGAGCCCCACACATGATCATCGGCACGTTCTGGACCTTTGATGACCCTTATGTTCAGATTATCGAAGATCCGGTAGTTTCCAAAAAATATCGAATTGCCGTCAGAACATGCGGTGGTCCCCTAGACCTCACTGATGAAGGTGTCGAGAGACCTATCTATTTCCCAGGTAGGCTCACCCCTGATTACCTTCAAGGACAACTTGACGAGCAGAAAATGTATATGTTTTCTTGTCAATATCTCCTTGACCCCAAGAGCGACGGTGAAAAAGTATTTGACCCAAAGCATTACAACTTCATTTCTCAGACTGATTTCCTGGATTTTATTGAAACAGTCCCCTATCGTTGGTATTATTTCGCTGATTTAGCCATGACAGAAGAGAAAATTCGTAGAGGAGACTGGACTGCTCTCTCTCCTTATGTTGTTTTAGCTGATGGTTCTCGGTATTTGTTCAATGCCAAGGCTTGCAAAGTTGGTGTCGACAAACTTGCAGAGACCATTTACAAACATTATCTCGAAACTCACCGGCTCATAGGACCTTCTTATAACGGTTCAGCGTATATTGAAGCCATTGGTTTCCAAAAACTCCTTCTACCTGCTCTTAAAAAGCTCACTAATGAGCATAAAGTTCGTATTAACTGGAAACCAATGAAACCTGAGAATGCGGAATCCAAGGAAGTCCGCATTCGGTCAGCCGCCCCTTACCTCACCGTTGGTGATTTGTGGATAGTTGATCCTGCACGAGCCCCCTCTAAGGCAAATCTCGAATGCATAGCAAATTCTCTTCTTGTTAATCAAGCTTCCCAGTTTCCAATAACAGTTAATGACGACATGATAGACAATCAGGGCTATATGATACAATTAGCAAAATTACCCAAAGTAAATGCTGTTAAAAAGCGTCGTAAATCATGGGACGAAAGGGAGGCTTGGGAGGATAATTCAGAAAAATCCGCATATGACCCCATAAAATCTATTCGTCAAAAAGACGCTCTCAGAAGGAGGAGACCTTAAAAATGGTACTATCTACCAATAATAATACAACTTTAACCATTTCCTGGAAAACTGTCGACACCATTAATGACGACATCACTGAGAATAGGTCAGTTCAGCAGATTCTGGTATCTAAAAATACTGAACATCAAGAAATTATTGTTGATGGTCTTGACACAACCACGCTTACCTTAAACAGTGTGACTAAAGCTTCAGCATACCTTATCGTCATTGATTCCCGGTTTGACGGGGGGAGTGCCACAGTTGAAAATGCCGTGGCTCCTGCTACAATTTCTCTTGGCGGTGGAACGGCTTATACTTCTAATATTCTTTTGATTGGGTCTGATGCCCAATTGGCGTCATCTGGAAATGCTACCGTGGTTATTGAAACAATTGCTGATACAGATACAACCATCAAAATCTACGCATTGGGCATTCTCTAATGGCTTTTGTAATTAAAGACGCTGCTGTTGAAGCCAGAATTTTAAAAGATTGCAAAGAATGGATTGAGCGTATTGACAAGGCTCGTGATACGTTGGATGAATTGAACCTTGATAATTGGAATAATTACAACCTTATTACTGACAAAGTTTTTTACGAAGGGGATGCTCGTGTCTTCATTCCTATTTGTTTTATGTTAGTAGAAACCCTCGTTGCTCGCTTGATTTCATCTATATTCAACGAACCAGTTCCTGTTCCTTTAATGGGAATGGGTCCAGAGGACAAAGATCAACAAGATCGAATCAGAGCCCTCCTTCATCACCAACAAAGAACTCAAGTTAAATTGAAACGGAAATTCACTGAATATGTCCGTTCCCGTTGTATTTTTACTAAAGCTTTTGCAAAAATAACCTGGAAGACTGAATATCGCACAATCAAAAGGCGGGTACTCGTTGAGGAAGAGGTTTCTGAACCCCTTGAACCACTTTCACCACTTGAAGGCGGTGGGCCTGATGAATTAGACGTTATCCCAGGTGAAGAAGCTATAGGTCCTGAAACTCTAAGCGGTTTACCAGAAGAAATCGAAGAAACTGGTGAAGGTGTTTCCGAAACTCCTCAAGGTGGGTTACCAGATCACCCTAAGGCCAAATGGACAGTCGAAGAGGAACGGGTCCCTGTTTACGATTGTTGGGATTTGGAGGTTAAGGATTATTTCAATATGGGAGTGGACCCACTTGCTTCTGATGACAATATTCAAAATGCTCGTTTTACGTATGAAAAGATCTTAATAAGTGACAGCGCACTTCAATTAATGGCAGAAGAGTTAGACGCAGATGGGGAGAAGAAATATAAGATTGAAGCTCCAGGAGACCATTCTAATGCGACTACTAATTCTTTTGAAGATGATAAAGTAATTGAGAAAAAACGTCTTATTGGAATTGATGTGTCCACTTTTGATGAGACAAGGAATCCTGAAAACGAAGGGATGCATGAACTTCATATTTGTTATTACACCACTCCTTTCTCTGATGGCACATTTCCAGAGAAAAATGCTTTGTTTACTCTACTCAATAAAACTTTTTTAATTCAAGCAGAGAAAAATCCCTGGTTCCATGGAATGAGGCCATATATATCAGGTTCTACTTTTCCAAGGCCCAAGGAATTTGATGGTCAGTCTGTTTGTTCTGTTGCTCGAACACAGCAATATGAAATGAATGCCAAGAGAAACCAAGCTCTTGATGCTGATACTTTTAATATGATGCAGATGATGTTGGCTGGTTCTGAGGCAGGGATTGAGGATAATCAATTTATTGCCAGTCAAAATGGGATTGTTCATTGTGATGACATTAATCAAATCCGAAATATCGTATTCCCTAATTTTTCCCAAAATGGTCACATCGCTGAAGGAATGCTTAAGCAGGATGTGCGTGAAGCTACGGGAATTACGGAAGCCCTTCAAGGTGTGGATAGTTCTGGTCCTCGTAAGACTGCTTTCCAAGTAGGCCAAACATTGTCCCAAGGTTCTGAACGCTTGAAACTTATTCTTGAAGAAATTGGGACAAATGAATGGCCACAGCTTTTTGAAATGGCGCATTATTTGAATCAACAGTTTTTGACTCAAGATACGTTTATTCGTTTTACAGAACGTGAACGGATTGGTTTTAAGTTTTTTGGGAATAAAGAAGATAATAAGGGATCTGCCGAAGAGAAAATTACCCTTAAAGAAATTGCCATGCCCGTTGATTTTGTTGGAATGGACTTTCAAGAAAAAGAACTTGAGAATATTAAGAATAACAAAATTGTTGAGTTTTTCTCATTAGTTTCACAATTTCCACCTAGTCCAGAAAATAGGACTTTCTTTAATATCATTCTTCGTAAGGTTTGGACAAAAGTTCTTAAAGAACCATTGGAAGAACTTGTGGATGACAAAGGTGAGCCATTACTCCTTACACAACCAGGAGCGAACTCCATTTTTGATACAAATATTCAAGATAAAGCAGAAACTGATGCAGCCGCCGCCGAAGCGGAAGCGGCTAGACAACCACCTGAAGAAGGGGCTTCCCAAGTTCCAGGTGGAAATGTCGCTGGATTAGGTGATCAAGCAATAGCGGCCCTTTCAAATATAGGACAATAATGGACGGAATAGAACAATATAAACGTAAGAAACAGAGAAAACAAAATAAAGATAATAAGGAGGAAGTTCTTCGTTTAACAGATGAAATTATTGAGATGAGGAATTCAGGAGAGATTGTTAAACATCCTGATTTTGTTACTTGGTATCACGTTAATATTGGGGATAAACTTGAGAGTAAATTAAAGACCCTTAAAACAACTAAGGATCATGCAGAGATGCTTAGAGCCCAAGGCGCTGTCGAGGTACTTGAAGGATTAACTCAATGGCACGATAACATTAATAAGCAAATAGAAAAACACCGGAAAAGAATAGAACAATTACAAAAGGACATAAACCATGACTAAATTAAACGTAGACGTAACGCCTTTCCCTGCTGAAGTTGACACTCCTATTGATTTAAATCAATTACCTGATCCTAATGATGGTTCAGTTGTTGTTGATCTGAATCCTGAACCTGAAGAAGGTGATAAGCCTTCTGAAACCCCTCTAGTGGATGATTCTTATAAGGAAAAGTATGAAGCTTTAAATGATCAATTCAATACTTTTAAAGCTGATGTGGATAAAAAGTTACAAGGACTTTCTAATCAACCAGCTCCAATTGTGGAGCCAACACTATCACCTGAAATAAATTTCCCTAGCCTTGATTTAGGGGATATGTATTCAGAACCTGAAAAAGTTCAGGAAAGAATACAGAAATATATGGAAGGACTTATCCCACAAATTCAGGAGAATTCTATTGAAGCTTTTAAACAGAGCCCAGAATTTCAGGCCATCACTACTAGTCATTATCAAGACAAGTATGAACGTGAAATCGATGCTGCTCGTCAGAAACATGGAGATCGTTTTGATTTTGACAAAAATCCTCAACCATATATGGATCATATGAAGCAAGGTAAGTCTGTGGAAGAAGCTCATATTCTTCTTGATTACAAACGCCAAGAAATTGAAAGACTTGATGCTGATCGGAAGCAACAAGTAGAAGACGATAAGAGAAGAACTCTAGGAATTCCAGAAGGTGTCCCTATCCGAGCAAATTACAATAAGAATTTGAGATTCACACTTACTAAAGATGAGCAATGGGCTGCGAGTAAGGGGTTTCCTGAACTTTCCCAAGCAGATGCCAACAAGAAATATGCAGAATCCAAGAAAAAGTTATTAGCAAAAGGACAGAACTAAATGAATGATAAACCGGAAAACGAAGAAACAGTAACACCTGAAGTTGATTATAATCCTAAGAAAAAGAGGAAAAAGAAAAAGAAGAAAAGAAAAATGTTTGTCTCTAGTTTACTTACTCATGGAAAGTCAACTCGTTCTTTTTTACGGACTCGTGGAAACCACGAAGGCGGAAGAGAAGATGGCATGGACCCAAATTATGAATATAGATATATTCGTAAAACTGCTACTGACATTGGGCGTAGAAGGGACGAAGGTTGGGAAGTTGTTGATAATACTAATAAAGAAATTACTGGTCCACAACATGATAACGACACAACTATTGGTACTCATGATCTCGTTCTTGCAAAGATGCCAAAGGAGCTTCATAATAAGGTAAAGTATGTTGCAGGTGCAAGATCAAGGCAACGTATTACGGGTGCAATGTCTTTTGATGGATCTGAAGATGATGGAAAAACCGGAATAACCTTTGCAGAGGAACAATAATTTTGTATAGTGTACTAACTATTAACTTAATTGGAGGAATAGATTATGGCAAATCCCGATGCCCCTAATGGTTTCAGTGTCGTACAAAGCGGTTCAGATGGCCCATTGGTAAAACTTTTTCCTGTTGCTATTAATCAGATTATTGCCGCAGGAGACATGGTGATCTTGGTCGCTGGTTTGGTTCAAATAGCCCTCGCTGCATCAACTTCTTTACTCGGTGTTGCGCGAGACCCTGTAACCACAACTGGAACAGTTGTTCGTGAAGACGATGTAGTAGCTGTTTATGTTGCGGATAGTGATACTGTTTTTGAAGGACAAGCTTCAGGATCTACGACTGCCGCATTATTAGGCACTACAATGGATATTGAAGGAACAACAGGAATACAGGAAGTTAATGAAGACGCGTCTGCTACAAACGTTCTTCGCGCAGTTGGTATTCGAAGTGATGATGACCCTGGTCTTGATATTGGCCTAAATGACCGAATTCTTTTTACTATAGAAAACTCTCAATTTGATGGACGGAGCTAAAAAATGACAATCAGTACAGCACAATTTGTAGATTTGATGACTCCGGTAACGTCGGAAGTTTTCTTTAATGAATTTGACCGAAGACCACATCAATACAAAGAAATTTACACGATACATGAATCAGAACGTGCATTTGAAGAAGATAGCCAAGTCACTGGTTTAGGCCCTGCTCGATTAAAACCAGAGGGAACACCAGTCAAGTTTGACGATGCTCTCCAAGGTTTCAAAAAGCGTTATACTCATGCGACTTTTGGTCTAGGTATTAGGCATACTCGTGAATCTATTGAAGACGATCTTTCAGGAAAGTTACGTCAAAATACAGAATCTTTGGGTCTTTCCATATTCCAGACTGTTGAAACAACTGGGGTTGACCTTTTCAATAATGGTTTTACAGCTAACACTGGCGGAGATGGTGTACCTTTATTTTCCCTTGTTCATCCTCTTAAAGGTGGCGGTACTGCCGCGAATACGCCTACTATTCAGGTTGATTTATCAGACACATCTTTGCGAGATGGGTTGATTGACTTCAAAAATACTGTTGGTGATCGTAATATACCTATTGTTCAGACACCTCAAACTGTTGTAGTCCCAACTGCTAACTTGTTTAATATTGCAACCATTCTTGAAAGTCAGAAGAGACCTGGAACAGCGGATAATGACAAAAACGTCGTAACAAATGTAGGATTGAACTATTTTGTTTGGGATTTTTTGACTGATGATGATTCATGGTTTATAAAAGGAACTATACATATGGTCAAGTTTTTCTGGAGACGTAAACCTGATTTCTCTATGACAGTAGATTTTGACACTGATGATGCTAAGGCTAAAGCCACTGCTCGTTGGTCGAACTCTCACTCTGATTGGAGAGGTTGGTACGGGTCATCTGGTCAATAATCAATTAATTACAGGAGGGGAAGTACCCCTCCTTCTGTGTACGACAGACTGAAAGGTACAAAATGGGTTCTAGATTTTCATTTCCACTTAGAGGTAATAAATTTTCTGAGGATAACTTTTTAAGAGATTACCCTCTTGATCCTTCTTTAGTTTCTGTTTATTTCAATAACTTTAACGCAGGACAGGATTATGCTGCTACTGATTGGGTTGTAACTGAAACTGGAGCTGCTGGTACGCAAGGTATTGCCCCTCAAGAACTTGGTGGAGCCCTTGAACTTGTAAATGCCACTCTTGATAATGATAGTGTGGAGCTACAAGCGTCAAGTGATGGAGGCACGGCTGTATCCGAGCATTGGGCTTTGAATTCTGGTAAACAATTTTGGTTAGCTTGTCGATTCAAAAGCAGTGATGCGGATAATAGTTGTATCGTTATTGGTATTGTAATTACGGATACCACAATAATCGACGCACCGACTGACGGTCTTTATTTTGAATTGGATGATGGTTCAACAAAGCTTTCTGCTATAGCTCAAAAGGATACTTCAAAAACAACTCTTCCTATTTTAGACATGGTGGATGATATTTATTCAGAAGTTGGTCTTCACTTTGATGGAAACGGTACTGTCACAGTTTTTAAAAGAAATAATGATAATACGGACCTTAAAGATAAATTTATACAAATTGGAACATTAACAACTAATTTGCCTGATGATGAGCAACTTGCACTTTCTATTGCTTTTCAAAATGGAAGAGCCGGAACGATTTCAACAAATATTGATTATATATTCTTAGCCCAAGAAAGATAATTCTCGATGCCTGAAGCAATTGATCAGGAAGATTATCAAGTCAATACTTTTCTTGATTTACAAAAAACTTTACAGTCTTATTTACGTGAAGCCTTCGATAGAGATGGTGTCTGGGAAATTGATGAGAAAAAAAGGCAGTTAAACAATGGCCTTGTAGCAATTGCTTCAGGCATCGAGAATTATCTTTCTTGGGCTAAGAATATATAATCAATATTTGTTGAAATCGTTCCGGCTCTTCCATTTTGAAAAGCA